TTTGGTAAGATTCACACAGAAGATTGTAAGGTTTGGTTGCAACATTTGTGTGAGAAGCATAATTTTAATATCAATGACACAACACTACAACAAATAATGTTTGCACACTATGGGGATTTGCGGGCGATGACTGTTTCTTTAGAAACTTATGCCGGTATGGTATATCAGGGCACTAGCCTTGCATCAGTAAAGAAAGATGCGGCTCATAAATTCATCCTAAAACTAAGTGCGGCTGAGTTTGACAAGAAATTATTCTTGAATCATATCAATGACAAAAATTTCAAGCCGGCATTTGAGATGCTAAAGAAGCATGGTGACATTAGAAGTGTCCTAAAAGAATTTTTAGATGAGGAATTAATAAGTAGTGACAAGTGGGCGGAAGTAATTACTCACGTTGTCACAAGTTATAGAAGCATACAATTAGGTATCCCTGAAGAGGTAGTAATGGCCGGTTTCTGCAAGGATTTGGTATTATCGACACCTTTATATCCGTGTTAGGAGTGGGGTAAATTAGTCAAAAGGTGAAAAAATGAATAACGCACAGACAATGGAAAACGTAGCAAAGACGCTGAACGTGACTGCCGAGGCACTAGCCGAGAAGGTCACAGTAATACTTGAGGAACAGGGACCTGCATGGCAGAACGCTGGTAAGTCAAGTGATGATTGCGAACTTCTAGCAATCAGGGTTGCCGCTAGGCAAATTAACTCCGAGGCTTCAAGACTCCGAAGAGCGGGAGCGGAAGCAATAGAGGGTATGTTTATTCATTCACCACGACCAAAGGAGTGGGGTAAGATACTTTACAACAAGATGTCAAAGCAATTGAGGGCCGCAGATGATGGGGCAGTCACCGCTTTGGTTGAGAGTGGTGCGGTTGTTATGTTTGAGAACAACCACGATGGCACTTGGACTCGTCTTGCTAGAGATGACTTCGGTGGACAGTCAGATGTCAGCGAATTACCACGACACTCTATGACTCTTGATGAGAACACCGCTTTCTATGTGGTGTGGGACAAGAGCAACCCAACCTTCCCAAGTGGAGATGCTAACTTCAAGTTTGGTAAGCCACGACCACAGGATGAGAGGGAGAGGACTTCACTATTCCTGACTACGGATAACAAACTTGTGACCGTCAAGGCACAGGGTAAGGCCGCTGATGTTCAGCACCCCACCTTCATAACAGGGACTATCCCATTGAGGATGGGCGCTAACGGCACTACGGCTTACTGCAAGCCTGATGTATCAGTCTTTACGGCTGACGCTTCTCTTTCTTCTAAGTATCCCGCACCGCCAAACGAACTGTTGGCAAGCATGGATGGCATTGACGTTCTTCTTTCGGTGGATGAGATGCGCTCTTACTACGATGAGTTTAACGGCAAAGATGGATGGTGGGATAAGATTGTCGCCGTGCCAACCGAGGTCATACACATTGACCCCCGTGATAACGGCGGTATGGTTCTAGTCTGCGCCGACCTAGACATGACTTCAACCGCTCCTACCATAGACGTATTCGTTCCCGCAGAACAGGAGAACCTTGTGGACTTCGCAGTAGGAACCAAGTGCCTCATAGTAGGACAGACATGGAGAAGCCAAGAGGATGAGCAAAGACTCTCCGTTGGTGGTTGGTGGGCCTACGATGAGATTGAGGCTATGGAGATGGAATCTAACCTAGACGCACACTCCGAATCAATAGGCGTAATGGAGATGAGAGACTATGAGTAATTGGGGACAGACAAAGACTACATCTAAGGCCACCGCTAAACCTGCGGAAGTAGCGCCACAGATTGTCTATGACAGGTCTTACTACAGGAACCTATTCAACACCCAAAGAGCAGTCCACAACGAGGGAAGATTCGCTCTAGTTGGACATGAGAACACCTGCAAGACGGGACTAGCCGCATGGCTTCTTGAGGAAGAAATCAACGCCGGCAAGAATGTCTATGTGTTTGATGTGGATAACTCCGCTATGTCCACTATTATGGATTTGTATCCTGACAAGGAGAACATCATTGTTCTTCCCCTACTTGATGAGATGGATGACTCTATCTTCAACGAGGACAATAGCGTAAATTACCTGCAACTAATCGAGAAGACTAAGTTTTTCATCAACGACATCGCTGAGAACATTAAGAACGGCGAGGATGTAGGCGGAGTTATCTTTGATGGCGGCTCCACTTTCCTAAAGTGGTGCGAGTTTGCTATGAGGTCAGCACTACTACGCAAGGGCGTTATCGAGGAAGAGTCTGACACCTTCAATCAGAAGGAGTGGAGAGAGCGCAACAAGTTGAACCGAGATGTGCTTGACAGACTACACGCACTTCCTGTGAATAAGATATTCAACACCTTCCACTTGAAGGCCATTCAGCAATACATGGATGATGGAAGCGGTAAGAAGGTTCTTATGTCAGTAGGCGAGAGGCCGGATTGGGAGAAGGGGACAATGCGCCGATTCTCTCAGCAGATTTTCCTAAACAGATTTATGAAGAAGGCTGACCCTGCCGCCGGAGTTAAGGGCGACAGGAAACTTGCTGATGGCGAGTGGTGTGTCAAGGCTACTATCGAAGAAATGAAGGGCAAGTTTATCGAGTATGTGGGACAGACTCACACTATCCTCAACGTGAAGGGTGGAAAAGCAACATGGTTTGGACTGCCATTCTTAAGACCAGCAGGTGAAAAGAATGCCGAGGATTCAAATTAAGAAAGATGAACTTGTTAATCTCCTAAAGTGTGTGCAAAGAAAGCATACAAATGGGGGTAAAAGTAATTCACAAGTTGAGTCTTGCTTACTCAAGATGAAGTATCTTGGGAATTATACTAAGGTATCTGTGACTTCATTAGTTAAAGATGGTGTGAGTAGCGTTGCTAACTTTAGCATAAATGTAAATGACATTGTTGATACTTCTCAAGGAGATTTTATTCCTATTCCTGATATAGATGCGTTTCTTGGTGTGCTAAAGTATCATGGCAAAAATGTCACTCTCACTTATACTGCAAACAAGAACCTACAAGGATTTCAAAAGACCAAAATCGTGTCGGGCAAGAAGCAAACTACGCTTGCGACTAATTCAGAAGCGCTGGCCTATCTATCAAGTAGGGAAACCCTACAAGAGTGGCATGAGAAGTCAATGGCAATTGCACAAAAGATTGATGTCGAAAACGGCTCGTATCTAACAGACTATGATAACTCACACTACAAACCAATCAAGGCTTTTGCTTCTTACTATGACCTAGACTCAACAGATTTGTTTGAGGCTTTCCGATGTGACGGAATGAACGGACAAAAGACGGGGCGCTATGAATTTCAATTCGATAGTGACGGACTTGCTATCGTGACAGGTAAGACAATTCAGGGTAAAACTAAAACCCGAATAGCCACTACTAATTTCCGTAATGCTTCAATCTTTGTTGAAGGTGGTCTTGAAGAAGCCATGAAGTTGGCTACGGGACCCGTCAATTTGCATTTCATAATGTTTGAGGGGATGAGACAACCCACACAAGCAGGGTATTACGGTGTAATAATAGACATGGGTGACTCATGGATATACCAAACATCAGTTGTAGGTGAATCAAATGAGTAGGCCATGCCAATTTTGCGGGCGCAGACCCGAAATCAATACTGACTACAAAGGAGAACAATGGTTGCGTAGTCGTTATGAAGGTGAAGGACTAAGCATGGCGGAGATTGGATATATCTGTGGAGTGTCAGCGACAACTATAAATAAGTGGTTGCGTAAGCATAACATACCAACAAGAGGCGCAGGTCGTATTCGTGGGAAGCGGTTCAATGATAGTTGAAAGAGGTAAAGGTCGAGAAGTTATCATTAGAGCAAGAGATGAAAACGGAGAAAGAACTACGATAAAAGAAACTCAGCATTATCCTTACTGTTTCGTTGAGACAGAACACGATGAGTTATTTCCGGGCGCTTCTAAAGAAGAAGGTTTTACGGGTTTGTATGGTGAAGCCCTTACTAAGATTACTATGTCGAGTCCCGACAATATCAATATGATAAAAGAGGTCGCAGACGAATATGGCCTAAAGACTTGGGAAGCAAACATTCCCTTTGTCAATAGAGTTTTGGTTGATAGGCTAGGCAACGGCACGATGCCGATAAGAAACTACGACCATAGAGTATGGTATCTTGACTGTGAGTGGAACCCCGTCACTAATGCTTTGCGTGTGATGGTATTCCACGATAGTTTCATAGGAGAAACAGTATGCTTATACGTCAATCCCAATTACGATGACACCGAGGCGCTAGAGAATATGCCTCAAGCATTCTATAGTAATAGAACGCCGGGTCGCCGTGACGCAAAGGGCAGACTTGAGTTTCCCAATGAGGAATCCATGCTTCGTAATTTTATCACAAGATTAAACGAAGCAGACCCCGATATAATCACAGGTTGGTTCGTAGTCGGTGCTGACATTAAGAATATCATAGAGAGATGCAACGTCAAAGGTATTGCACCACAATCTCTTTCCCCTCTTAGGAGAGTAAGATACAAGTTTGGTGATTGGGCACAACCAATAGCAGGGATAAACTGTATTGATTTAATGATTGCTTTCTCTAAGTTATGGGAGTTGAAGAACGGGAAACTACCGGGCTACAAACTTGATGACGTTGCTGAGATAGCATTAGGGGAAAAGAAAGTCGAATTGCCTGACGGACACAATACCTATCATACAGACTTAGAATTATACCTAGATTATTCTATCCAAGATGTGGAATTGCTACCTAAACTAGACGCAAAAGTAAATGCTCTAGGTTATTACATAGGACTTCAACACTTGGTTCAATGTGACATACAGGCTACTCCATATATTACTAGGATGTTCACAAGTCTAGTGTTGAACGATGGACAGTTTGATAGACGCATTCCTACTAAAGCACAATTCGATAAGATAGATTATCAAGGCGCAGATGTAATGGCAGTCGAACCGGGAGTCCATGATAACGTAGGTATCCTAGATGTCAAGGCGATGTATCATAGCAACGCCGCCCTACACAATATCTCATGGGAAACCCTACATGAAGATGGTGAGGACTGTGGTAATGGAGTTAAGTTTCATAAGGCTCACAA